CGATGACGCTCTTTCCGGTAACGACAAGGCGCAAGCGATTCTAGATAAGATTCGTAATCGTCCCAAGGCATAAACTGTACAGAAGATGTACACGACAGTGTACATCTTCTGATAATGTACAAATGCGAAACCAAGCAATGAAAGAATTAGGCTATGACCGTATATGGGATCTTATAAAAGAATATCCTAGATCTTGGATATATAAATTTAGAAAAAATCCTGAATTTATGACTTGTGTTGAACCGTTAATACAACAATACGGATTCACTGTTCAAGCGGCAGTATATTGTTTATTACACGATTATAATCCAATATGTAAATATGGCAATACAACTAAATTCACATGGTTTGATAATGGATTTTCATATTGTGGCATAAGAACTAAATGTAGATGTAATTCTGAAAATAGCGCATTAAAAGCCAAACAAACAAATTTAAGTAAATATGGCAACGAAGTATATACTAGAAGTGAAGAATATATGAAAAAGTCAAAAGCATCCTGTTTGAAAAAGTATGGTGTAGAATATTCCTCGCAATTACCAGATACTAGAAATAAAGCAAAAGAAACATCAATCAAAAAATATGGAGTAGAGCATTATACTCAGACTTCTGAATCAAAGAAACATGTGAAAAAACTTAATAAAGAAAGAACAACAGAAGAACGCAATAAAATCAATGATAAACGGATTAAAACATGTATGGAAAGATATAATGTTAGTAATCCCGCCTATATAACAATTGATTCTGAAACACTAGTATTATTGAAAGATAAAGAAAAATTTATTTCGTATATCACATCATATGGTAAACATTCCAGATTATACTATGCCAATAAATTAAATATCGATAATAATACTATTACTAAATATGCTACCGAGTATGATTGTCTTGATTTATTCTGTCCTACTGACAGTAAATGGGAAACTATTATATGTGAATTTCTAGATTCTAATAATATAAATTATGTTCATAATGAAAGAAAAATCATAAATCCATATGAATTAGATTTTTATTTTCCAGATCATAATGCAGCTATAGAACTAAATGGTAATTATTGGCACAGTGAACTTGCTGGCGGTAAAGATAAAATGTATCATTACAACAAATGGTTACTATGTAAAAATAAAGGTATAGATTTATATTCTTATTTCGAAGATGAGTTGATTGATAATATAGATATAATAAAAGCTAAAATAAATTATATATGCCATTTAAATAATAATTGCATTATAGGAGCAAGAAAGATACAGTTATCATCAGTAACTTATAAACAAGAAAGACAACTGTTGGAAAAACATCATATACAAGGAACTCTTGGTGCCAGAAATAATTCTATTGGAGCATATCATAATTATAAATTGGTAGCAATTATTGCCTGGAGTTTTCGCAAACAATACTTAGAAATCACAAGATATTGCTGCGACACAAACGCAAGTTATCCAGGGTTATTTAGTAAGATGATGACGGCAATGATTAAACAATTAGATTTTAAAGGACAAATTGTCTCTTTTAGCAACAACGGCCATAGCAATGGTGGTGTATATAAAGCAAGTGGATTTATGATAGCTAAAATATTAGGCCCTGCTTATTGGTATACATATAATTATTTAAATAGAGAAAATAGACAGAAATATATGAAAAGTGATATTAGTAAAAAATTCAATGATCCGAGATTTTTGTATGAAAATAAAGAAAATTGGACAGAATGGCAAGCAATGAAAGAATTAGGCTATGACCGTATATGGGATAGTGGTAAAATTAAATGGGTATTAGAAATAGGAGAATAAAATTATGAAACCGTTTGACATTTCGAAATTTAGAAAATCAATAACAAAATCCGTTTCAGGGTTATCAGTGGGATTCAACGATCCAACAGACTGGGTCAGCACTGGCAACTTCGCACTCAATTATTTGATTAGTGCAGACTTTAACAAAGGAATTCCATTAGGCAAGGTAACAGTCTTTGCTGGAGAATCCGGTTCAGGAAAATCATATTTTGCTGCGGCAAACGTAGTAAAAGCAGCACAAGAGCAAGGTATTTTTGTGGTATTGATCGATTCCGAGAATGCCCTTGATGAATCATGGTTACAAGCATTGGATGTTGATACTTCAGAAGATAAACTTTTGAAACTTAATATGAGCATGATTGATGATGTTGCCAAAACCATTTCAGAGTTTATGAAAGAATATAAAACATTAGACGAAGACGATCGAGGCAAGGTATTATTTGTATTAGATAGTTTAGGCATGATGCTAACACCAACCGACGTTGATCAATTCAACAAGGGTGATATGAAAGGTGATATGGGACGCAAACCCAAAGCATTAACATCATTGGTTCGTAATACGGTGAACATGTTTGGTTCACACAACGTGGGTATGGTAGCAACCAACCACACCTATGCATCACAAGATATGTTCGATCCAGACGATAAGATCAGTGGCGGCCAAGGCTTTATTTATGCCAGTAGTATTGTCATTGCTATGCGTAAATTAAAGTTAAAGGAAGATACAGACGGAAATAAAGTAAGTGATGTTCGTGGTATCCGTTCGGCATGTAAAGTAATGAAAACACGATATGCAAAACCATTCGAAGGTGTTCAAGTTAAAATTCCATATGAAGAAGGAATGAATCCTTATAGTGGATTATTTGATATGTTTGAAAAGAAAGGATTATTATCTAAAACAGGCAATAGTTACATTTATATTGATAGTGAAGGTGTCGAGCATAAGTATTTTAAGAAGAAGTATGAGAATAACCATAATGGCATTCTTGATCATATGATGGCTGACATTATGAAGGCAGGGATTCATATTTCCGATATGGAACCTGAAGAAAACGACGAAGAATGATAACTAAAGAAGTATTTGGGAGAAACAAGAATGCCAGACATTGAATCAGTTAGAGAGATTTGGAATGTATTAAAAGTATATATTCCAGAAAAGGAAAAGCAAGAAGCAGCTGACCATTTGATACCATTGATCGTCGATATGGATTTTATAGACAGTGATTTTCAAAGTCTAGTAAAGTCCGATCATCATCTAGAAGAAGCAGCACAAGAATATATAGAAGATGATTATGACGATGAAGATGATGTAACCGAGTGGTAGGATGTGGTATAATAAAGTAGTAAGTGATTTGGGAAATTTGCCAGACTTCATCGCATATTATGAAAAGCAAATTGAAGATGCTAAAATTGAAGTAAAGATAAAAGGCAACCTGGAAAAGCAGGTTGCCTCATTGCCCGGATTATTAGAATACCGTTTTAATCAATTACAAGAGATTGAGGCAGTATTGGAATTTATGGATATACAATATAATAAAGTATATCGCAAACATTTCAGAATTTATTTAGAAGGCTACAATAAACAATTAACAAGTCGCGATGCAGAAAAATACGCGGCTGGTGAGGAAGAAGTAATTGATTATGAGGAATTAAAGAATTCTGTAGCATTAGTCCGTAACAGGTACTTAGGCATAATGAAAGGAATCGAAGCTAAGAATTTCATGTTAGGACATATAACAAAATTAAGAGCCGCCGGGCTAGAAGACGTTTCAATATGACAATCGAAAGCCACAAACATGCAAGACAGACATTAGATGTATTATACGACCACGATGACTTTATGGCATCGATAGGTTCATTAGCAGACTTGGGCTGTGGACAAGGCGATGATGTAATGTGGTGGTCCACATTATATGATAGAGAAGATCCGCCAGAACCACATAACTATAAGGTTTATGCTATTGATAAGGATTTACGTAAAGTAACTCGTAGGGGTGATTTTCCTGATAACGTGATCACATTGAAAGGTGATTTTGAAAAGAATATAATGCCTGTTCAAGTTGATCTACTTTGGGCACATGATTCATTTCAACATTGTACCAATCCATTGAGCACATTAAAACGTTGGAATTCATTCTTGAACGAAGACGGTATGTTATGTATGGTCATTCCACAAACATCAGATCTAGAATATAATCGTGTACTTCACACAGTACATGATAGACAATATTATAATTTAACAATTGTTAATATGATTTACATGTTAGCATTGAATGGTTTTGATTGTGCAGATGGTCATTTTCTTAAACATGCCAATGATCCATGGCTAAGTATTGCTGTATATAAATCAGATATAGAACCAATGGATCCATTTAAGACCAGTATATACGAAGTAGCAGAGACAGGCTTGATGCCAGAATCAGCGGCAGATAGCATTTTAAAATATGGGTTTTTACGTCAACAAAATTTGTTCACCCATTGGATTGACGGAACATTAACAGACTGGATGAAAGTATAATGCAACAACGAGATTACCGACCCAAGGGTCATATTATGATTGGCGGTGAGCAAATCACAGTGCCATATGGTTATATTCAAGCAGAAATGAAATATACAGAAAAGGAATCAACAATTTTTTACAAATCAACAAAATCAGATTCTGATTCAAACATTAGAAAATATAGACAAGCAGTATTAGAAAAACGAATTGAATTTTATGAAATGTTTAAGAATGGAAAAGTTAAATTGGACGAAATACCATTGAATGTTTCGGATCCATCTGTGATTGACAAGATTATTAACCGGATCACTAAGTGAAGGTAGTCCTTGTTACGGGTGGATTTGATCCGCTTCATGCAGGTCACATTCATTACATCAACGGTGCTAGAAAATTAGCAGGAAAGACCGGTAAGGTTGTTGTGGGTCTTAATAGCGACAAATGGCTTAAAGATAAAAAAGGCTATGTCGCCATTACATTAGATGAACGTGCTGAGATATTAAAAAATCTAGAAGCAGTGGATGACGTCATTGAATTTGATGATTGTGATAGAACTGCTATAGATGCCATTGACGTGGTAAAAGATTATTATTCCAAGGATGAAATCATATTTGCTAACGGCGGAGATCGAGATAAAGACAACACACCTGAATCAGAAGTAGAAGGTGTCACATTTAAATATGGCATTGGCGGCAAGGATAAAGCCAATAGCAGTAGCGATATCATAGCCAATGCTGCCTTACAATTAAAAGATACTGTAAAACGAGACTGGGGGGATTATAGTGTACTTTATAATCGGCCTGATTGTAAAGTCAAGGAACTTTATATAGAACCGGGAAAAGGTATTAGTCTCCAAATGCATCAAATAAGATCTGAAACATGGCAAATAATAGATGGTGAATTTGAAGTAGGCACCGGCCCTACTGCTAAGAAGTTGACCAAGAAAAAACTAGGCCCGGGCGATATAGTGACAATTCCATATGATACCTGGCATATACTTACCAACATAGGCAAAGCACCTGGCGTATTAATAGAGATCCAATCTGGATCACAATGTATAGAAACAGATATAATCCGCGCCTAGATAAATATAAGCATGAGATATACAGAGTTAATAACCGAAGCAGGCCTTGGTCCTGCCGTTTTACAGAAAGATAGAGCAAAATATCTAATAAGCATTATTAATATAATTGCTTCTGGCCAGGCATTAGAAACAACCGAGGGTGCTCAACTTCAATTTCCGAAATCATTAGCGGCACAATTATCATTGGCTGCATTTGGAGAGAAGACTCCGCCGGATCCGAGTACATTTGATGTTGATAAAACCGGAAAATTAGAAGCGAATGACCCTACAGTATTATTGGCATTATTGAAGAAGATGAAAACAGTTACTGGAGATGTGGTATCAAGTGGTAAAATTTTTAAATCTACTAAAGTAAAAGGCGGAGGTGCCGGAACCACCACGAAAGGATTTAATGCTGGTAATGTCGGTGAAGGTATATTAGGCGCGGCCGTAACTGCGGCATTTAAAGAACGTAAACAAGGTACTGTTACCGAAAAACTCATATTGAACGTACTTACTGAATTAAGTGATCCAAAAATTCTTACCAAAAATGCTGTACTTGGAATTACGGATATAAAATCAGCGAATGATAATATTCATTTTAAATTAGGATTAGGGCGTGGTGATTACATATTTTTGATAAAATCAGCACAGACCGGAAAACTACATCCTGAAGTATTGGGTATGGTGCGATCAGCAATGAAATATGCTAATGAATCCCCGCAGATTGGCAAAGCAATAAAATATATTGTTGCTGATAAGAATAAAAATCAAGTTACTGTAAATAGTGACGGGGTGTCAAATAACACAGGAACTAAGGCTGATTTATTTCTTGATATAGATGGCAAAACTATTAGATTATTAAGTTTAAAGACCGGTGATGTGAAACAATATGGACAAGGATCAGGTCATTCATTAGAAGCAATGACAGGGTTTTTCCAATCAGCCTTAGGCATAAATATTCCCAAAAATATAGCATCTATGTTCGTTGATGATCAAGAAAGAGTAGAAGTTAGAAACAAAATTGTCGGGCCAATGTATAAAACTATTGTTCAACAATTGCAAAAAGAATTAAGCACTGATGCTGGCGAAGCAAATTTTATTAAAAGATTATATAAAGGAATATTACATCATGCAACCGGCAACGATCCAGATGTGAGTATGGTTATCTTAAAGAAAACACCAAATAAAGTAGATTATACAGAATTGAGATTTGGTCCTGAATTACTTGAAACGTTGAAACAATACAAAATACATGTGGTACAAGAAAAAGATAACTATATCAAAATATTTGGTGTGCCAATCGGCACCGAAGCCAAGAAATTGGCTGGAAAACAGTTATTGGTTCAACTAAGATCTGGCATATTGGGCGGAACAATGCGAAATATGGTAGAAATGGGCGGGTTATTGAAGTCTATTACTAAGGTAGAAAACGAAATAATCAAAAATAATTCATAAGTCATTGATTTCATTGAGCCAACCTTTTTCGAAAAAGGTTGACTTTCTCCCCGAAAGGCTGTATAATATACATATTAAACAATTAAACAGCGAGCAATATATGTCCATAGTCAACGATCAAATAGCCCTCCAAGCACACCTTGATTCTGCTAAGGCAGAAACCTTGGCCTGGGTCGCTGTTGATCCCAACAACCGTTGGGGGTGTTATGCTGTGACTGATCTTGCCCATTGGGCAGAGCAGGGCATCTACACTGTTGCTCAGTATGAGCATCATGTTGCCGCAGCAGAGCATTATGATTTCTATAAAGAAGTCAATGGCATCCGTCCTCGTTGGATGGATTACGACAGCATGACTACCGCTGAAATCGAGGCGGAAATTCAACAACTTGCTGATTGGGCTGATTCTGCTCGTGAAGAAGACATTGAGAGAGAAGAGCATTGGGATATGATCAATGCTGAAGCAGAACGGTTTTCTGCTATTTTCGATGATGTGGGCCCTACCAAATACGAAGAAATGGCAGAAGCCGCAGGATTTTAAATATGATTAGAGAAGATATTAGGAAAAACTGGTGAATATTAAGAACTATAAACATTTATTGACATTATCCGACGGCGTCGATCCTCGAACCAGACGTCTAAAAGATTGGGGGGGTGATGAAATTCTCACAGAGCTATTTGTTTTGGGTGATATTACACCACCCAAAAACGTCTTTGTTGAAGTCATTGCTACTTCCACAAAGGGCACAATAGGCGAAGTGGTCGGTTTTCCCGATCTTTCTACGGTCGTCGAAAATGAACAATTATACGGCTATTCGGGCAAACTCGAAATCAGAATTGCCGGCCGGGACAAGACCAGCAATATCGATAGCAATCATTGTCGATTCCTTACAGATTATACTGGCCCAACAAAATGGGTTCGTAATGTCAA